GTGCTCCTACTGCTTCAGACTAGTACTATCTTTCGATTTCCCAGCCTTAAGCCTTTGTCCGGAGAGATTGAGCCTTCCGTCATAAACGAACAGCTTTGATTGGAGGGACAGACGCCTTTACAGGCGCTGCCCTACTTTCAAAGTCATCCGGTTTAGGAAGAACTGCAATTCTTTGCTCCAACTCTTCAATCTGCGCAAGATTAGATAGAGTCAGCCTTACACCCTCTAACGCCTTCAATGTCTTCTCAATTTCACTAGCCTCATATGTATACCCATCTAATTTCCCTAAAACCGCTTGATAGCGGTCAAAGAGATAATCAAACGGATTATACCTTTGGTTGTGATCTCTTTTCACCATCATCATTTTGAAAACCATCTCATTCTGAGTCATCATTCATCCACCATTCCGTACCTCTTCGAGGCTTAGGAACTGGCCTCCACTTGAAATATAAGACTGACGTCTTCTATCTCAGTGAGGAGCCTGGGGGTGTTGAATCAGACGAGGAGTTTTCAATTGACTATCCAGAGTTTTACGTACTTCCCCTAAACGGAGAAGCACTAAACTATGGATATGGTCCGAGGTAAACTGTTTACCTAAACGAGCAAAACCGATAAGGTTCACTCATTTAAATAAAGAAACGGCCCACGGACCAGACGGATGTAAAGACATTAGCAACAGATTACGAGCCCTTGACCCAAGTTTACAGAATTCCTTATTCAGGGATCCCTTTACCTTGTATCCAAAACCCGCAAATGACAGAGCTTGCGATACCCCAAGTTCATACTTACGTATAAACTGAAGCATCGCCATTATGTTGAAACGGGCCGCAACTACTTCCTTAAGTGGAATCATTGAGGCCTCCCGAGGAATAAAGAAACGTTTCGCAAATTCACCAACGAGCCGATTAGGACTCACTAATGATTTTGCCAGACCAATCTCTACCCCCAGGAGTTCCATCACAACTAAATACTCTGCTGCCGCTTCTGCGTTCCCGATGATTACATCATCACCAAGAACTGCATAAGGACGTAGCCATGTGTAAGGTCTCTGATGACGGACACAAACCCGATATCAGGCTCACTGCACCAGAGCGTGATGAGTTAATGCTAGCATAGCTCACGAAGAGTATGCCCCCATAGGCTGACCAACACTGTATCTATAGAGCTGTTCTCTGAAGTAATAATCCCTTTTCACAAGGATATTACCTCAGGTCTCAGCCCCATGAAGACCCAGTATTGGTTGCAACACTATCTTCTGAATCTGAACGGGCAACCTGTCGGTCGCCGCGCTAAGATCATAAGACCATAGACCAGACGGCCTCATCTTCAACAGCGCCCTTACA